TTGATAAACTCCTACTTGCTGATTCTGCATTGTAGTAGAATAACTGACGCCATTATAAAATTTAATAATACTATCTACATCACAAACAAAAACTCCTCTAAAATTAACAAGAATTTCATTCGTAATATATTCCATTTCATGCCCAAAAGTATCAACAGGAACAAGAGCATATTCATAAATAGTATTATTTTCTGAAACTAAATTATCATAAAAATGAAAATTATATTCTCCTCTGCGGTTTAACTGAAAATCTTGAATAGTAATCCAATCAAAATCGCCCTTAACTCTTCTCTTAAACCGAACTCCATCAGCAAATGAAACCTGACCTAACGAACTTCCTGCATCTAAAGTCCCATCAAAATGAGCATCCATAATAGTATCTATTCCCCATCCATCAGGAGGGACATTAGTGTAATTAATATTTGTATTTTTAGAAACTATTAAACGATCATATATACCGCCTTTTATTTTTACAGTAGTAAATACATCGCCTTGACTAAAAGGAAGAGGATCAACCGAATTTCCATCTGAATAAAAATTATATCCTAAAAGTCCTATCATGTCTGTTCCCCTAAATTCTCTATAATTAATTCAAATAAATTATCTACGTATTTGACCCATAAAAATAACTGATCTTTATCTTTAGGAATAGGTATTGCATCACTAAAAACAACATGCACATCTTTAATTGATGTTAAATCAGGATGATTGTCGGCATGTAATTCAAACCAGGCTAAATTTTCTTCCTTGTCCTCATTATAAAAAATACCAACTTGTTTTATTTCATTTTCCAACATTATATTATAAACATTAGGTATACCCCCACCAATAGTTTCATAAGTATCAAAATCTCTTCCCCATACTCTTAAAACATATCCATCAGGAATAACAATATTTTTATCCCAAGTTACAGAAGGGGTCTTTTTATTCTTTGTTCTTAGATCAGCTTCCTTATTATCAATATACTCAATGTCTCCCTCACCTGTACCAGGTAAAGAACTTAAATTTACAGTTATTTCCACTCTTCCTTCATCACATAAATTATTTAGTTGAAGAGCATCGCTTCCTACTCCAGATTCTATATAATAAACACTAAAATCAAAAACATTCGGATAGGTGTCTATAAAATCATGTTCCGTTACTATATCTACGTCAATATGATATCTACTGCCATTTTGTAAACCTGTAAAAGTTCGACTAAAAGTATATTTTCCACTATTCTCTTCATAAGAATATGATACTGTTTTAACACCGGTCGAAGTTATCAAAACATCATTTTCATCATACATTTTTATATTATATGATTTTAGTAACTCCTTACTTCCAACGCCGGGGCTATAATTAAATATAAAATTATAACTTGCCCAACTAAGGCTTGCAATATAATTAGCACCTAAAACCACAGGAGTAGATATTGCCCAAAATACTATAGTATTAGAAACTGATGATGTACCATCATCATTATATGTCGTTAAAAAAGCCCGATATTGTTTTTCATTGGAAATAGAATTAATAGGCATACTATGTTCATATATCCCGTCACCTTTATACCAAGGATATAATTTTGAAGTTCCCTGATAGACATAATTATCGCCAGAACTGGATATATCTTGCACATACAATTTACTTCCTTCCGGCTCATCTCCCCCAGCTATTGAAAAGCGGAAGGGTATTGAATTGCCAAAAGGAGTACCAGTCAAAGCGTTAAAAGTAGGTTGAGACAATAAATTAGGCGCTGTTAAAGACATGAAACCACCTCCTTATCATTTAGGTGCTAAAATAAAACCCTGACTCATTTGCCCTTGAGGTATAAATACTTTAACAGTTTGATTTGTAACTAAATCTCCTATATTTCCTCCATACACAGGCAATTTGTAAATTTTATCTTTTACTTTTACTTTCTTTTCTCCATCTTCTAATACTACTAATCCAGTATATATTTGAGTTGTATTTTTTCTTACTTTAGCATCAATTAATACTTCAATAGCATCTATAAAAATTTTATTGAGATTAACCATATACTCCCCTTAAAAATATAAGAGGGGAAGTTATCCCCTCTTATATGCTGTCTGATAAGCAAAATTAACTAAAGATTGAACAAATTCTTGAACGTCATTTTTATTCTTAATACTTGGGAAAGATAAATCTACATTACTCATATTAAGCTGGAATCCTTTGTCTTCTGTCGGTAAATTGCTTAAAAGATCAATAGGATTCATTTTCCCCCAATCCCATAAATTCTTTGTGACATCAGAAGGGAGAATACTATCCCCAGTATTTAATAACCTAAGTTCAGGCCCTTCTTCTCCCACAAGAGACATACCGCCTTTAGAAGACAAAGTACCCTTAGCATTCTTTTCAACTAATTTGCTCCAAAGACCATTAATTGGATTATATTTAGCACCAGGAGTATATGGATGTACAATCTCATAATCTCCTCCGGCTGTATGAATAATATCACCAATAGTAGCACCTTCTGGAGCATTACCGCCTGGAGCCACATCTAAATGTTTTCCGCCACCAACATATTCACTTTGATAGCTACCATCTTCATTAACTCCCGTAATTTTATAATTACCACCAGCAGTTGAAACTATTGTGCCAACAGGTAATCCTTTAGTTTGTGTTTTACCATCTTTAATATCAACATCTATAACACCGACACCAGGAACCCAAGCAGTACCCGGAGTCCCTCTTCCACCTTCGGCATTTGGACCAGATACTACTGTATTTTCATCTTGCCCTGTTTGCCAATTTTCGTTTTCGAGTTGTTGCATGAGTTGAATATATCGGTCAACATAATCCTGTAAATTACCAAGACGTTTTTCCCAATTATCTCCCTCAAGTTTAATACCTAATATTTGTTCGGCTAATAAACGATCTTGAAGATCATTGACTTCGTCAATAGCACTACCATATTCATCAACATAATCCTGCCAATATTTAATTTTTTCTTCAAGAATTTTTAACTCTTCGTCTCTATTTTTCTCTAACTGCTCTATTTGCTCTTCGAGAGCCTTTTCAGCCTTATATCTATCCAGCTCTTTTTGCGCTTCAGAAATAGCGTCTGTATCTTGTATATATTGAAACCGTCCATCTTTATATACATACAATTTTTGAGTACGAGCTTTTGCTAAGGCATCCAACTTTTCTTGAAGCTCTATCTGCTCATTAGTTTCTTCATTTTGCTTCTCTAATTTTTCTATCTCAGCATCATATTTATCATTAATAGCATCTTTTTGCTCTTCGAGTTTGTCTATTTCTCTTTGAGCTAATTCAGCTACATAATTTAAGGCTTTTTCAATATTATCAGCTTCAGTTTTCCACGCATCACGTTCAGCCTCTATATAATTATCGAGCGCATCTTCTCGTTGTTCAAGATAATACTCATAATCAATTAAGCCTTGTTCATACCAATCGTCCATCCATTCCATGACGCGACGCCAAGCATCAATTTCATTATCAGCGCCCCAATCATTGAAATAATTACGATCTTCTATATAATCTTCTGAGCGTTTTAATCGTTTATCAAAGGCATCCTGTTGGAGTTTAAGAATATCTTCTTCATACCCCCACCACTCTTTCTGAAGTTCCATTATATACTCAGACTCATCGTCAAGTCCTTGTTTTCTATAACTTTCAGCTTCATCATGAGCTTTCTTTTGCATTTGACGTAAATGAGCTATCTGTTCTTGTTCAGTAGCACCATTCTTTTCCATTAAATACAATTTATGATCTAATATATCCATCTGTTCTTTATACAGATCATTTTGTTCTTTAATGGCATCATTTTCATCCTTTATTGCTTTGGTAGAAGATTTAGCAGTAGATGTCTTTTTCTTGGAAGCAGAAGATGAAGAGGAAGAAGAAGGTTTTTTAGAAGATGGCGGTTTCGAGGTAGAAGGTTTTGACCCAGAAGGTTTTTTATCTCCCCATAAATTTCCAACAGTGTCTGAAACATCTATTATAGATTGTCTTCCTGTACCTTGAGCATATCCACCTTTTACATCTTCTTTTTCTACTTTATACCCAACATTCCCACTAATGTCTTTATTAGAAGTAACAACCGCTCCTTTGGGTAAAGTAACTATTTCAGGACCTTGTTCTCCTACCCAATATTGCCCGGCTCTATTTACTTTACCTCCCTGAGCTTTGCCGCCGCCAAGATCAGGAATAATATGACCTAAAACTTTCTGAGCACCGGAAGCAATTTTTGAAATAATTCCCTTCAAACTATTCCAAATTGAACTGACTCTATTATAACAATTTTGGGCAGCAGAAATTAAACTGCTGAATGCGCCCTGAGATGCACTTGTATCTACTGGATTATTTGTAACCTCTTGTTGAGCATCTTTTACTCCTTCAACAGGTCCAGCAGCATCTTCAGCCGCAGACTTTTCTTCATTTAATTCGGTCTGACTTGCATCTGTATTAGCCGGATTTTCAGTCACTCTCTTTTGAGCAGTGGTAACTAATTCTAATGCTCTTGCATCAGCATCTGCTACTCCCTTACTCTCTAAGAAAGAAGCAATCATGTCAACATTCGCATTAGCCAGTCCTTCAACGCCTAATTGAGCCTCTAACATCGTATAAGCTAAATTAGTGACTTGTTCTTGAAATTCCTCAAAAGTGGTAGAACCAGATACAAGCCCCTCAAGAATTTCATCCCAACCTTCCAATCCACTAAATGCTTCATTTAACTGCATAATAGACTCAAAACTTAACTGTCCATTTTCAGCAAATTCAGCTACAGATTGAGAAAGTATGTCAAAATATCCGCCTACATCTCCTAAACCACTTAATTGCCCTGATAAAGAATTTATGCTTTCTGCCGCCGCCTCAATAGTTGTTCCAAAATGATCCTGAAAGAAATCAAGAACACTAATGGTTTCTCCATTTAGTACCATTACAGCATTCTTTAATCGCTCTGGTAACTCTCCTGTCTTTGCGTATAACTGAGTCATTGTATCCCAATATTCAGTTAATACGCCCTCCTGCTCTAAAAGGTCATCATTAGCTTCAGCTATTTGCTCAAAATCGCCAGAACTTAAAGCCTTATCAACTGCTTTTTGATAATTGTTCCACTGAGTAATTGCTTTTTCGATATATAACTCAGTGTCCATCATTTCTCCAGTAATAGTAGCACGAGTTTTTTGCCCTGATGCTATTCTATCACTGGTTGGAGAAGCAGTTAAAACAGCTTCTAATTTTTCAGTCTCAAGAGACGCTATATTATTCTTCATCTGTTTTAATTGCTCATTATAAGCTGCTAAAACAGACGCACTTGCACCGCTACCCTCTAATTCTGCTATTTTCTGTTCAAGTTCGGAAACAGCTTCTGTTGTTTCATCAATCTCATCTTGAATAGCATGCTCGGCAGTAGCTTCTTCCATAGATTTCTTTGCAGCAAATCCAACAGTAACAAGCGCACCAGCCAACATTGCTATTGGGCCAGCAAAAGTACCTATTTTACTTAACGCACCAGACAATTTACTGACAGAACCAGAAGCACTACCAGCGGCCTTAGCAATACCACCTATAGCATCACCAGTGGCAGAAGCCGCAGAAGCAGCTCTGCCTACATCTCCCATAGCGGAGAACAATTTACCCATATTAACAAATTTAGTTCCCACTTTTCCGGCAATAGCCAAGAAACCTGTGAGAACTCCACTTAATAAAGTAAATTGAGTTACTGCCACACCGACATCCGTTGATAACAATTCTAATCCAGTGTTAGCTAAATCTAATATTCCTTTAACAAGATCGCTATCTATAACAGAAGTAGATAATTCTTGAAAAGTATTTTTGAGATTACCAACTTTTGCCTCTAAACTATCCATATAAGCAGCATTCTCTTTTGTGGCAGAGCCTGCTGAATCCATTGCGGTTGCTGTCGCATTTATAGCAGATTCAAAGTTGGTCATAACAGAAGTTAATACGTTAAATTGGTTTTTACCAGCAAGAGCCTCACCAATAGCAGCTTGTTCTACACTGGCTAATTCATCCCAAGCAACCGATTGACCTTCTACACCTTCATAAAGTTCTTTTAAAACTTCATATGTTGATTTCATTTCTCCCTGAGAATCTCTCAGAGAAATATTAACTTTACCATTAGCAGCTACATATTTATCTGTTTCCGCTGCTAAGGCTGCAATATTTAAACCTATTGTCCGTAAGCCGTTGCCTACTTTGCTGGGCTGCCCGACAAGTATCTCAGTGCCCGCAGTTACCACTTAATAACATAATTATTTAGATCATATCATCATATCTCTATGCAGGGCTTTTGGATAATTAAATCTACTCTACTCACTTCGTCTATTAAAATAGCTTATTCTCTATTCAGAGTTACATTTATTATTCGTTTTCGATGATCGTTGAAGGTTATACTATATTTCAATAGCATCTTCCCTGCGGATTATTTTATTTTTCTTGTTATTACTATACCTCAAACATTACTTATCGCCCTTATAATATTACTATTATAAGTTAGTAAAGAAAAATTAAAAAACTTCCCCGCAATTAACCCTGTTTTAATAGGACTGGTTATTATTTTTCAATCCTATTGTTTCTTCAAATGTATTCCCCGTTGTCCCTAATGCTGTACCAGCTTTTACAAGAGCAGTAGACAAATCATTAGTTCCAACAGCAAAATTATTAGCTGTTTCGTTGCTATATTAAAATTAGTTATTAACAATATTTTGAATAATCTTTATATACTTCTTATTTATAATATCTTTATAAGAAATCCTAATCAATGTTATGCCATTTTGCAAAGCATAAAAATTTTTAAAATTATCCCTATTTTTCAATTTTATAAAATTTTCTTCTTTTTCTTTTTCAGTGGAGGAATGAAAAACAGATTCTTTCTTAAAATGTTGTTCTCCATCTACTTCTATTAATGTGTTTTTTGAAGGAATATAAAAATCAAAATATAAAACAAAGTTAGTTTCGGGATTACGGCAGTCCTCAAAAACTTTTTCTTTTTCATATATTATTTTATATTTTTGTATTTCTTTCTCTATTGTTCTTTCATAAATAGAACAACTTTTAGCACATACAGGGCACCTATACCCATTACAATACAAAAAAGAAGAAATTTTTATATTAAATATATTTCCACATTCACATTGACAAGTTATCATGTTTTCCATAGTTTGTCTATTTTTCTTTTCAAAACAAATCACTTTAACATCTAAATTATTATTTTTAGCATAAATATTTAAATTATTTATTAAAAATTCTTTGTTGAATTTGATAGAAAAATAAGAAAACATTTTTCCTTTTACTAAATTGGCATAACTAATTCGTCCACAATATCCATCTTGTGTCCGACATAAAATTTTATCTCTGCTATTTTCAATCTCTTGTAATATCACTAAACCTTTTTCAAGAAATTTTTGATTCATTTTATCTATAATTTGATTATTTATTTTATCTTTTTTATGTCTCATTTTTTGAGCGCAAGATACACACAAGAAACTTTTTCTATGTTTGATATTACCAAAACTTCTTTTAAAAATTGTACCACAAGAACATCTCATAGCTAATAATTCTTTGTTATTTTTGTAATTATTTGATAATAACTCAGACGGACAATTTTCTTTAATTAAAAAATCTTTTACTATATCAATATTAATAACTAACTACCTCTTAATATTTCGACTATATCTTTATATTTATACTAAATATATTAGGGCACTTGGGCTTTCGCCTACTCTACTCACTTCGTCTATTAAAATAGCTTATTCTCTATTCAGAGTTACATTTATTATTCGTTTTCGATAGTCTGTGAAGATTTTACTATATTTCAATAGTAACTATCCTGCGGATTGTTCATTACAATATCCTTTTTCCTTTTTACTATACCCTTGACATTACTCTTGGCCCTTATAATATTACTATTATAAGTTAGTAGAAAAAGACATTAGAATATCCCCGCAATTCACCCTAAAACGGCCTTTATTAAAACCGCATCAATAATATGTTCGGAATTTTCAGCCTCTATATTAAAGGCTTTCATTTGAGAAATCAAAAATTGTGCTGCATCAGCACTTGATACTTGAGTATCAGCTATGTTTGTATATTTAACCGCTATTTCTGCTAATAAAGCAGAATCACTGTCGTCGAAAGAATTCTTTCTAAATTCAGTAGCGGCTTGTAACATTTCCGACAGTTAATTGTCTATTGGGCCATATTCTTCCATTTGTTCATTTTGTTCTCGATTATCTTCTTCAATCATTGATTCAATAATTCCTTCATCTACTTTTTCTCTTGAAAAAATAGCACAAAAAATTCCTGTTATTCCTACCATAATAAATGGCAAACAAACAACAATTTTTGGCAATTCAGAAGGATCTGCATATAGAATAGCCAAAAGAATAAACCAAGCAATGATTAAAACAAAAACAAACAAACACACCATGACTCCCATCTCCTTTTTAATTCTATTATAATTTTATCACTCATAAAATTAAAAAGTCAATAGACAATTTTAACGAAAATACTTTCATATTTTCCTGGACTATTTCTTCACCCTATAATATTTGGAGGGGTCGAACTTTTAAAGTCTCTTGACACATCCCTCATCAGGACTTCGCAACCAATCAACCATTCAATGATTATATAATCATTCCAGACTTAGGTATTTCTACCATATCTTATTCTATTTATTGTTAATAGTTTCCCGCATTCATATTATCATATCTCATATAATATTGTAGCTAAATAGACTTTAGGTGTTATTGGATTTTGAACGATTCTCAGTGCTAATTTACCATCTTAACACTCCGGCCAGAAATATTAACCGGTACGCCCAAACTGTTTACCAGCTTGAGATAATTGTGAAGTATAACTCTGCAGTCCTTCTTCACTCAGGTCAGAAACTTTCTTGACATTTATATTAGGAAGTAATTGATAAAATATCAATTATATGGACGCTACTCCATTCCCCTGTTTATATAACAGCTTTAATTTTCATTAAAGATTAGACTATATCTTCTTCTATAAATAATAGAAGTGTGCCATTTCAAAATACCAAACACTTGTATTTTTACTCCTTTTCAGGATAGTCGTTGAACGTTCCTTTATTCAAGGCTTCGCTGCTGATTATCTATTAATATTTACTTAGGATTTAACCATATAAACATATTTTGCTTTTTTTTCTACTTTCGTAACATTCACACTTAGGCATGTTTCATCCTTATGTTGTAGTAGCAAAATCTTTAAGACGTCCCAGCAATTAGACACATATTTTTACACTCATCTCACAATAAGCGAGAGCAAAAAAGTTCACTCTGTCAATGCGCTATCTAATTCAAAGACTTGATCCACCATAGACCTAATAGCACTTGCCGAAGCATCCATAATCATATTTGCTTCTTGGAAAGTTAAGCCTATGTCCTTAGCAATGTCATTCAAATTTTTAGCACTATTTGTCGCCTTATCTAATCCCGAAGAATCAGCACTTATTTTTATTTTAGAATCTATTCCTTTTAACTGACTCTTTATACTTGATAAATCAAGTTCTACATCAGTTATAATAGAATAATTAGAGCCTCCTGCCATAACTCACCCATCCTTCATTATTTATTATTAATTTTGCTCCATGCAATAAGTATGGCTTCAGCCTGATCGTCTTGAGTTTTCTTGCTTTTAGGTCCATGCCATTCTAATTTTAAATTAAATAATTTATTTGCCATAAGAATAGCTTTTTCCTTTAGCACTTCTCTTTTACGACCATCTTTTGTTCCATCGAACATATTTAACCTACTTCTCCAAACAGTAGGAGAAATATATTCAATTTCTATATCAAAATTAACACAAATATCAAAAATAAAACCATGAACAGCCCCCAATAATAAAAGATTTTTACTACTTCTGCTTTCTAAAGGGACATCTTCCATATAAGCCATTATAGGTTCATATTTTTTAATTATTTCTTCTATTTGATCTTTTTGTTCTTTCAATCTTTGATGCCATTCATCACTCTTAGCTCTGATTTCTGTACTGTAAACTAAATTTTTATTATTAAAAATAGAAATACCAGTACAAGTAGTGGACGCATCAATCCCCATAACTACACTCATTAACTTTTATCCAATCCAATACCAGAAGTATGGCGTTTCCATCTTAATCCAGCAGCAGTCATTCCAGCTTCAAAATATTGTCTTAATTTATTTTTTCCTAAAACTTTCTGAAGTTGTTTAAAAGCATTTCTTTTGGTAATCCAAAATCCTGTTCCAAATACATGCCCCGCCATACCTTCGTAAATAATATCAACTAATCCTTGCCTAACATCTTCTCCTGTAAATACAGAAGGGTGGTATCCTAATTTTTCAGGAGCCCATTTAAACTCTGATGAAATTCCTCCACCACCCCCTGATGTTGCTTCCCAGGCTTCTCCAAAAGTATAAGTTCTTCCATACACGTTGGGAGACCCTGCATTATATACTACTTCTTGAATAATATCATAATTTTCTTCTAAAATTTTGTCAGCAGTATAATCAACGGCTTTTTGCAAGGCAGGTTCTAACAATGCTCTTAATTCCGCATCATTTCGAGCGCCCATTTTTCACCTTCAAAGAATTATCTATATAATTTACAATTTGAGTCAAACTTCTTTCAATAGAAGTATAATATTTAATACATTTATCAATGTCATCTAAATTTAAAATTTGACTTTTCACAGTATCAATTAAACCAGAAGAATGTAATAATTCATGCCCATTCTTACTAATTTCTTCATCTTTTATATCTGTACAAAAATGAAGAACTAAAACATCATAATTTATTTGTTTTTTATCCCAATCGTCAAATTTCATTACACCACGAGCAATGGCATATACTTCAGAATAATCTAAATATCTTTTTACATGAACATCATATTCTTCAAGATAGATGGCATCTTTTTCCTTTATTTGTTTCATACAAAACTCCCTTTATAATTTAATAAATTTTGCAATATAAGCTCCTCCTAAGCCTATTAAAACTAAAATTAAAGGCCAATTATTTTTTATATATTGCAAAATATCAAATTTTCCTTTATCTTCCACTAATTGAATTTTGTTACTAACTTCATCTATTTTATCATTAGTTCTGTCTGATAAAATATTGAACTCTTCGCGAATTTCCTTAATAGATGTAGATTGAAGCTCCATTTTTTCATTTAATGCCCGCATAGAATATTGCACCTCTTGCATAGTTTCACCCAACAATTCACAAATTGATACATTTCTATCCACCATCTCTTTTAAAAATGGGCGCGTACTTTCAATCTCAACCAACCTTTTATCTATATTATTCAATCTTTTATAAATTGCGTCAATATCTTTTTCTACATCCATTTACAGCGCCCCTTTGACAGACCACTTCCCATTTCTATCCTTAGATAATTTTACATAGACTGGAACATAATCAAACGGATTTTTCAAAACAATAATATTATTTTTAATTTCTATATATAAAGATTTTTTCTTTTCAAATTGTACTTTATAATAATTCTTAGGTATTACCTCTGGTTTTTTTTTACAAGTATTGTTCATTCTTGGATTAACCCTATATTCATTATTTTTATTGCAATAAAATAAAAAAGGACAAAATCCATTATCTACATTGCATTTTCCAGCTTTTATATTAATATATTCACACATTTTTTCAATATAAATATAGGAGGGAAGAACCCTCCTATATTTACTAACCATAAATTATTCTACAGTTACCTTAACAAAAGCAGGCTCTACTTTATCTGTATAATCAGTTAAATTAACAGAAACAATAGCCGTTCCCGCAACAGAACCAGCAGTTATTTCACCATTATGTGCCCCAACAGCAGTGCTAATAGCAGTAGAGGCAGGTTCAGCTTCTACTGCAAAGGTAAAATTAGAATTATCTTTCCGCTGCGCAGGAAGAGACCCTCTATAAATTACTCTGACAGATAGAGTTTCGTTTCCATTCTGAGAAAGTTCAACATCACCATTTTCTACAGCAATACCAATAACATCATCTTGCCATTTAGCATTATAAATTTCCTCAGTCATAGTACCATAATAAGGGTCTTCTTCACAACTGGTTTCATCATTAATAGCTAAAGCAGAACCAGTTAAAGAAACTGTTGCCGCGCCAGTAGAAGTTAATGCAAGATTCTGATTTCCATCCATTTGTAAACGAGGCACATCAGTAATTAATCGACCATAACGAGTCTGCTCAGTTTGAACATTAATATCCCCAGAATATAAATCATTTAAAATAACCACATGAAGTTCAGAAGGAACATACTGAGTTTTAATTCTAATAGATTTAGCATTCTCATTTTGATAGAAATATTTTACACAATAATGATCATTGCTTTGAGAACCAGGAATTGTCATAGTATTACCACTAATAGTACCAATCGTCCAATCAGAATCAGAAGGTTTCTTATACCAACCAATTAAAGTGCCATCAAACATTACTGGAGTTTCAGTAAGTTTAACATTTCCTCCACCGCCACTAACCGTCACTTCTTCTTCTACAACAGATAAACCGCCAGATTCGATATTAACACCAAGAGAAGCTGCAATATACTCGAAATTAAACATTGCATCAGTTAAAGTGATAGCAAGATTACTATCATGGAAAAACTTACCCCATAAAGCATTGCCTTGACCACCACGAACTTCTTCCGCAGTAATAGTAAAGTCGAAGGTAGTGTCAGTTAAAGTTTTAGCATAATTTTCACATAGAGTCGTTAATTCTATGCCGTTCTCTTATGAACTGCTCATGCTTTCACATGAGATAAGACTATATGTTTTTCTTAAATATTCATATCAATAAATAACAATCGCTTATTACTCGTAATTAAATCTTTAATCGCTTTATTTATCTCTTCTTTAGAAGGAAGAGTATCTTGATTATTTCCTTTTATTCGCAAAATTTCGTACCCTTTTTTCATATTCACCTTAATATTTAAATTTATAAACATTTAAGAAATTGGATTTTTCGGATCACTTGATCTTACCTTTTCGCAAAAAAGTAGTCGTTGAAGGTTTCTCATATCTTTTTGCAAGACTTAGAGCTTTCCCTGCTGAACACCCATTATTATCAAACACTTAGGATTTAACCTTATGTTCATTTCATAACTTTTTTCTGCTTTCGCAACCTCTCAGCTTACCTTTTCAAGTTACTGTTTGGGCTTATGAACTTTAGGGATTACCAGCAATTAACCCAAAGTACACACTTTTCACAAAATGTGCATGGCCTTTTATTTTACCACACCAATTAACTCATTATTTTTAAAAATTAATGCACGACCTACGCCAGCAGCATAATGATTTTGAGCCATTAATTTCACTCCTTATAAAAATTATTAAAAGCAACATCCATACTGTCTCCATAAGAAGTATTAGATGTTTGTTTAATACTTGAACTGTCGCCCATAGATTTTTTATATTCATCTACATTAACGACATAATCATCAAATTTGCCTTTTTTCTTTTTAAATATCCAATTATCAAATTTATCAGCCTGTCCACTATAAATAGCTATAGGCATAATAACATTGTATTTAATTTCCTCATATACTTCCGCAAATAACACTGAATGACTACGATAAGTCATATCCAATTGTTCTTTTTTAGTAAGCCCTGTATGAGAAGTGATAATAGCTATCTTTCTTTCTAAATTAGGAGAGATTAATCCCTTATTTCTTAATTGATCTTTTTCATCCATATTTTTTTTGAAATTTGGATCAATATATTCATCGTCATATCCTGGAAAATTTTGATATAAAATAATTCGTTTTATATCATCAAATTCTTTTTGACTAATTTTAACTCCTAATTCTTTATCTACTATATAAAATTTTTCATCCTCTGTAATAATTTGAGGCTTTTTAAGTTTTAAACATAAAATTAAAATATTTAATAATTTTTGTATATTAACTTCATCTTGAAATAAAATAACTACTATAAATTTTAAATAAGACATCTGAATTATTTCAATAGAAGAATTAGAATTTTTATCTACTGTTAAAATACCAATACTACTTAGAAAAAATTCACTGTCTTTTAATTGTACAGGATATATATTAATTTCATTATTTTTTAATTTATATTTAACAGGTTCATCTAAATAAAAATACCTGGTTTTTAAATATTCTATATCTACCATTAAGAATCACATTCAGTTTCTATACCTGCGTCTCCAACCAATACACTAATAAATAATTGTTTTCCTGTGTATGTTTTCGAGTTACCAATTACGCTTCTTGATAAATCATATCTTGACATATCTTGATGAAAAACCATTTTCCCTACACCATTAACTTCTGTACCATTCAAAATAGATAATAGTCGATTTACAATTAAATCTCCTCTTGAAACAGGAATACCATTATATTCTACTAAAGACATTTTTCCACCATATAAAATATCAAAAGCATAAACAACATTACCAACATATAATGATTCAGGCTCAATATAATAATTATATATTTTTATTAAACATTTAGACTCGGCAATAGCATCCTCAATTAAATTAGTAAAAAATATATTATACTGTTCTTGAGGGCCATTTTTCCACACCAACTCCATCTTTTCAGAAAAAGTTAAATCAGGCTTATCTAAAGCATTATAATCATTATATTTCAATAATTTCCAAATAATCTCGTCTGACAAAGCTAAATGTTTTAAAATATTATAAGGAATAGTTGGCAAAGCATAATAACTATTATACATAAAAACCTCCTATCCCATCATACTAATTACATCTAATGACAACACTTCGTCAAAATTAAAATTAGGGTCATCATTTTGAATTTTAATATATATAAATTGTGGATTATTGCTGACTTTTTTGCCAGTTATAGTAAATATATAATTATCATTTTGCTCTATATTTATATAATCGTTAAACAAAACAATTTCATTTTCTGCCAAACTTAAAGACAACATAGATGGATTACTAATCACTTTCGAACCATAATTGACTTCTATTTTAAATTGAATAGATTCAAATTGACGAACCTGATTAAATGCAGGTTGAACAATAAGTTTAGGTGTAACATTTTCTTCATCTACAATTTTAATATTTATACTGTCATAAACTT